GGTCGGCGTATAGCCCTTGGTAGGACTACTTTGTGGTGTAATTGGATAGCCGTTGGTATATCCTAATACCCAGTGGGGAACTGGCGGTCAAGATAATGTCACAAAAACGGAAGTAACATTCCCTATTAGATTCACAAGATTATTCATGGCAAATGCGATTGATGCATATTGGAGTGGGTCAGATACACCAAGATATTTTGCAAACTCGGTAAGCGAAAGCAATAATACAAAAGCTGTATTTGTGGCGAGTGATAGATATGCTGCATCCTATTATTGGTTTGCACTAGGGATTATTTAATTACCTACTGCGATATATCTGCCCCATGCCGTCGTTTTATTACCTGAGTCTAGCGCAGCTTGAGAGAATATTTTAAAGCTGGATCTAGTGTATTCTCTAAAAGAGTGAACTTGGTTATCTCTGTTGTTACCATTCACGTCATTACCAACTACTACGTAACACGAGCTATCAAAGGAAACGGGGAATGAGAATGTATTTCCTATCGGCACATTATTAAAAGCTCCCCACTGGGTATTAGGATATACCAACGGCTATCCAATTACACCACAAAGTAGTCCTACCAAGGGCTATACGCCGACCTGTTAACATAAATCTTGTATTATCTGTTAAAAACATAGATATTACCAGAGGGTCCCCTTCAGTATTTATATCTGTACCTGAAATACTAAATACTGTAGTAAACGCTATTGGATAACTAATATACGAGTTTTGCTGTGCGTTAAAAACTTTTCCCCACTGGAGATAGTTTAACAAGTGCCTATAGAACGACGGCATTGCAGTAGGTAATTAGCTGATTCCAAAGCACAGCCAGGTAAAGTTTCCGGCATTGCCACGATTAGCTAAAAAACGTATAGATGTTCTATTATTATTTGAGAAACCACTGTTCCAAGACACATAGAACTCATCGCCTCTTGTGTTTGTACTTGCGGAGTCGTCGGTACATAATGCAACTAACACCTTACACGTAATAGGCAATGTTACATCAATATATGTATTTTGATTTAAAAACCAAGTTAATCCCCACTGGGGAGTTATTTTAATAATTCTATGGTTTTACGTAGCTCACGAATAGTTTTATGCGTGTATACCCTAGTGGTAATATCGCCTTGTTTGTGACCTAGTAAGGAACGTAATGCGTTAGGTGATGCAACCGCATCAAGTAAACTTGCGAATGTGTGCCTAGTATCGTGGATAGTGTGCTTGCAGTTAAGATACTTCATAATATCCTGGAAATGCTTACGGAATGATGTGTAGCTGATGGTGTATAGGTAATCTCTAGTATGTAGTTGCTCTATTATAGGGATGATGCGGTGATGAATGGGAATAATACGACCTTCACCGGCTTTTGTTTTAGCGTGTCTCACAATAAGGTATGATGATCGTCTATTGATATCCTGCTTACGTAAATTAAGTAGCTCACTTATGCGGAGCCCTGTGTAGAGCAGTATTAAAATCATGCGAGAATAAGATGTATCTATCGCCCATAATTTGTTGATTTGTTGGCGAGTGAATACTCTTCTTCTAATTGTTGGCACATTGGGGCCTAGATTTAAGTGTAAGGCGTAATTAGTGATAGGATAATCTTGTATAATAGCGTAATTAAATAATTGATTAAGTAATGTACGGACTTTCTTACATGATGAGTAGGAAAGTCCTTTTACGTGCATGGAATTAATCACATTTTGGAGGTGCTGAAAATGAATATCCGTGATAGGCATATCCGCTATGTTGGATATGTGTTTAAAAGCAATGTGATAAGACTTAATAGCACTCTTAGAAACAGACCGTGAGTGAATCGGCAACCACTCGTTAAATAGTTGCCTTAATGTAATGATATTGCGTTGCATACGTTTTAATATAACAAGGTGACGGCGCATAATTTAACCTCCGAAAGGATATTACTATGAATCAATATATATTTATTTTAAATGAGATGGGCGAGAGAATTACGTCCATTGTGGATAACACAGTAACAAAAGAACAGTTGTTAACAACTGCAAAAGAACAATGGCCAGATGCTGCCGATTACATTTACTCCGAAAACGGTGACAACATGCTTGACGAGTTTATGAAAGGCAAATTCTATGTAGACGGCAAGTTCGTTGAACCGCAAGCAAAAGAGCCAACAAAGGCGGAAAAAATCGCTGAAATTAGAAATTATTACAATGGGCGTTTTGAAACGTTAGAACAAATGTTATTAAGACGTCGCTTGATTAATGGAGATATTACCGACTTGCAAGATCAGTTTAAGAAACTGAATCAAGAAATGGTGTTAAAAATTAAGGCGGTGAAATAATGGAAACATTTGAAATTAAAAGTGATATTCCTGTAATGAAGTTCTGTGAATGGTGCTATGAAACATTAAATGAGGATGGAACATGCCCAACAGAAGGATGCATCCATAATGACTTAATGGAATTGGACGAGGTGCGTGAAGATGAAACTACCGGTCCTACACAACTTTAATGTGGTTAAAGGAGAAACAATTACTCTAAATGTTGGTTATACCAATATGGTAGATAGTGAAAGCCTATTTGCATGTGTTAGAAAATATCCAACAGATGAGGAGTACAAGGCAAAGTTTGATATATCTGTATCTCAAGATGGGTTAGAAAATGATGAGCTGTGCAAAATCATTTTATCTTTGGACACAGATACATTAAGCCGTGGTAATCACTACTGGGATTTGTTTTTGTGGAGTGGTAATAAGCCTATCAAATGTTTAATAAAAGGTGAAATCACAATATGTGAAGGCGTTAGCAATAGGGGGAAATAATATGAGTGATGAAAATATTCATATAAAGTCTAATGATGATGATAAAATCATTGTCAAAGATAATACCCAAATTATTAAATTGCAAGGGCCAAAGGGTGAACCAGGAGAGCAAGGTCCTCCTGGTCCTCCTGGGCCAAAGGGTGAGCCTGGTAAGAATGGTATTGACGGACTAAACGGCGAACAAGGGTTGCAAGGTATTCAAGGACCACCTGGGCCTCCTGGTGCTCCTGGTAAAGATGGAAAGTCATTTACTTATGACATGTTCACATCGGAGCAATTAGAGGCCTTAAAAGGCCCTAGGGGTGAACAGGGTCCTCCTGGTGCTGGTGCTAATGTAGATTTATCGCCGTATGCAACTAAACAAGATGCTGATAATCTGTATCTAAAAAAAGTAGATATAAGAAATTACCTTGCTATGCTAGGCGACCCTAAATATGCATTAAAAACAGAGCTAAACGATTATTTATCTAAAACGGATGCGACAAATAATTACGCTCAAAAGGGTTGGGCTACTCAAACATTCGCCTATAAGAACGATTTAAGCACTTTTATTAAGAAAAACGAGATTTCTCAATATGCGTTAACTCCTGGTGATGCTAGCACTCGTTACGTTAACAAAATAGAAGGACAATCTTTCGCTCAAAAATCTGAATTAAGTGATTATGTTAAGAAAACGGAAATCAATCAGTATACATCAACATCAAGTGTACAACTCACGCCTGAACAAATTGAAAAATTGAAAGGGCCAAAAGGTGAACCTGGAACTCCTGGGGAGCGTGGAGCAGACGGTGAAAGAGGACTACAAGGACCACCAGGGCCACCAGGGCCTAAAGGCGAGCCGTTCAAATATTCTGACTTCACGCAAGACCAACTTAATGCACTTAAAGGGCCAAAGGGTGATAAAGGCGAACCGTTCAAATATTCTGATTTTACGGCGGAACAATTACTAGCTTTAAGAGGGCCGAAAGGTGAGCCTGGAAGCGGTGGTGGACAAGTAATTTCGCAACCAGTCGAAATATATGAAGTCGTATGGGGCAATGCTATAGCTAGTAATCCTGGTGCTGATAGGGGTTACTTAGCATTCGACCCATTAACAGGTTGGGGGTACTTGCATTTTGATTTTAAATTGAAAACCCCTTCCGGTAATGGCAATATGGTCGCATCGCTCCCACCGAATGCGCCAGTTGCAGTAAGGCTAATTGAAAGAAGTGTTGATGTAAATAACAATAGTATTTATGTTGAACGAAACAGCCGTATAGTTAAGGGCTGGGGCGTTCCAGCGAACACTCGTTATATTATTGATATTATTGGTTATTGGAGAAAGGTGTAATAGATGTGGACATGGCAATTTGAGTTAAATGATATTTTAACTACTCTTACAATTGTAGGAATAGTTGCGGGAGCTGGGTACAGACTGCTAATTATTCCACTGCTCGAAAAACTGGACCTTCAAAGACTGCAAGATAATTTAATGATTCAAGAGAAAATGGGAAGCTTAATTGAAACATTAAAAGACCTAAAGGAAGAAATTAAGTTATCTCGTGAACAACGCACAAAGGCATATACCGAGCATGTGAAATTAACATCACGTGTGGATAGCATTGAATCTCGTGTTGATGATATTAAGGAGGAGTTGCATGAACATACCACCAAATCTCATCAGTACAGTTAAAAAATCATATCAATCTGTTAGGGTGGCCAACTTCCACCCTACAGGAATATTCGCTACACGGGCGCTAGTATTTATTATGCTAGTGCCTATTTTATTGGTAGTGACTGAATATATTATGTCATTTACTAAAGGTTATGTAACAGATGATATGAATAAACTGATTAATGTTGGTATCAATATTATTGATCATATCTTTATTCCAAGTGTTTTGACGGCTATCGTAGGGTTCTTGGGACTTTGGATAGATAGAAATAATAATGGTATCCCAGACCAATTAGAAAAGGAGGATAAAAGATGAAAGTATTTATTAATCCCGGACACGATATTAATTTAGACAGTGGTGCAGTTAATCCTGTGTATGGCACACGTGAGTGCGATGTAGCACGTGATGCGGGCAAAATGTTGGCACGGTATTTAGAGACTGCAGGATGTGAAGTTAGAACCCTGCAAGATGATGATTTAGGCCTTGTATGTGCTGAATCTGATTCTTGGGGTGCAGATATCTTTGTATCACTTCATTGCAATGCTTTTAACACGCAAGCTAGAGGTACAGAAACTTTGTATAAGTCCTTTAATGGGCAACGACTAGCAAACGACATTCAAAGCCAAATCATCAAAAGCATTAATACAGTTGATCGTGGTGTAAAAAAACGTGATGACCTTTGGGTGCTAAATGGTACAGATGCAACAGCTGTATTAGTTGAAATGGCATTCATTGATAATGAAGAAGACCATGCTATGTTAACTAATGATTTAGACACTATCGTTCGTGCTATCGCTAGGGGAATTACTGACTACGCAGGAGGGGTATAATGTATGACAAAATCAAAGTATTATTTGATAACCCTACTTACCGCTATATTATTATCGGTTGTATTGGCATCATCCTCATCCTTTGCGCAGGATATATCCTCTACCAGCCAAACGGAAGCGACTATCAGCGTACCATTAACGCAGTGGAACGAGCTCAAGAAAAACAACGAGAAAGCCTTGAGCTCAATCGAAGCATCCAGTATTCCATTGACCGAAGCTCAGAGCTTAGTCATGAAGCAAAAGACCGAGTTGACCGAAGCATACAATACAATCAACAAATTGGAAAACGAATTGATGCAAGCCAAGCTTCAATCAATGAAGCAAGAAGTTACCTTAAACGAAATGCAGAACTCTTTGACCGAATTGAAAGGGCAAATAGAGAACGACAAGAAAACCATTAAACGCTTGCGGATGCAACGAAATGTATCACAAGTGTTAAGTGGTGGCGCAATTATAGGGGTAGCGTTCAAACATTAAGGAAGTGATCCATACATCTCCATAGCGTGTAATGGTGGATACACGCAACTATAAATAAAAGAGCCTACTAACATAGAATAAATCTACGTTGGTAGGCTCTATTTTTTTTTTGTAAAAATCAAAATAAACACTTGCCTATATACACGATATAGGGTATAATAAAGATGTAAGGAGGTGATAAAAGTGGAGACAATAAAAGAGCTAACAAGTTTAGCAAATGCGTTAACGCCACTGGTACTGGCACTAGCAATACTAAAACTTGTTAGCAAAGACTAAAAAGCAGGCGGGTGAAAGCCCCGCCACCTTCTCAAACATCATTGTAAATCAACGAGGTGAATTATGCAATATTTAGAATGGCTGATTAATATAGCAACTATTATTATTTTGATACTAGCAATTAAACATTTAGTTAGAGGGTGATAAAATTGAAATTTGAACTAGATGATATTATGACAACACAAGAGGCGGCAGAACGATGGAATGTTACTGCTGACTCATTGAAACAAAATTGTAGAGGCCGTGTAAAGAATGGATTTTTAGAAGGTGAGTTTAGAAAGTCTGGAAAAATGTGGCTTGTAACTCGTCAAGGAATGGAAAGGCTATATGGTAAAGAAGTATAAATAAAAGTTTGCCCCTTATTTGCCCCTTTTTAAAATGTAGCGTTTGAATAATGTAGTAATGTGGCGGAGTATTGAGTATAAACCCTCAATCCGCACCAAAATAAAAGGACCTACAGTTTACTGTAGGTCCTTTTTGCTATAACATATAAAGTTGTAGGTGTATATAGGAGAGAGAAATGAATAAGAAATATTTTGTACTAATGCTGCTTTCACTAGCAATATCTAGTCAGTTTAGTTTAGCTGCAACAGTGGATGGGATAAACCAAAATACTAGTGCTGAACTGAAAAATAATACAAAGTCAAAACAGTCTGTACAAACTAAAGCCCCTGTGAAATTAGATTTTGTTGAGATTATTCCTGGTGCATTTAAAGCTGTTATAAGGGATAAATCTATAAATCCAAAAAAGCTTTCGATTGAAGATGAAATTACATTAGAACGGAAGGAGAAGGAGCACGCTTCTCAGCGATTAAAAATATCAGAAAAAACTGATTTTGGTAGTGAATACAAAACGTTTGATCCACTTTATAATGATAAGGATGAACAAGCACTAAAAGAAATTAAAAACTATAATACTGAATCAACACGTAATCAAGGTTATTTTATTGGTGGTCGAGATAAACCTTTACGCATCGTGAGCCCATATATGAAAAAGATTGGTCAAGGAGAGATTAAGCTAACAAATCCCATTAATACTAAAGATTATAGGACGCGTGCTGAGCGGGATAAAGCAAATGAAAAGGTAATTCGAGAGTATTTAGATAAAAATAAAGGTCATGATTTATTTACAGTTCGTTCTAAACGGGAAATAAAAGAGTCACTAGAGAGCCTTTTGAAACCTATAGAATTAATTGAGTATCCTATCAATAATCCTAAAGATTATAAAATGATGCCTATGATTCCTGGTTTCCCAAAGAAAATACCTGGTTTTGCAAAAAATATTCATATGCATAGTAATCCAAGTTTTTTTCAAGGTAGGGCTTACGTACAACTTACATTTGGAGGCACACCGGAACAATTAAAGCTATATATTGATGAAGCACGTTCTAACTCTAAAGTGGTTCTTTCAAAATCTGATTTATCCCATGTGTATGTTAAACAATTTATTGATTCGAAGATGGACTATGCAGATTCTCTATCTGCATTAATTCCAAGGTCGATACTGACTGTAAAGAATACAACTGTGCCGATGGGTAAATTTATACAAGAGCGACAAGACCATCCAATTGATAAATCTGTAGATGAAATATATGAGTTGGAAAATCAAGTACTAGCAGAATTCAATAAGGTACAGATTCCAGATGAAGACAATAGTGCAAAGTATAAGAGATATTTTGAAACTCGTAAACGAATACAGGACGCTCAAGATGCATTAAAGCCTAAACAAGATTATGAAAATAAGCATTCCAAAGATAAAGTGTATCCAACTTATACTGAAAAAGAAAATCGAAAGCTTCAGCAACAATATTTGCATAGATTGTCATTTAATGAAGATTCAGTAGAAATACCTGATAATTATGTATTATATGTATTTGATTTTGGTGGCAGTTGGAATCATCCCTATTCTTTAGGCGCTGCAGTCAGCCCAGATAGAAACTATATCATTTATTTCTGCCAACAAGGTTGATTATAAAACAATAAAAGGTAGCAACATATATATTGCTACCTTTTTTGCTATATCCATCTAGGCAGAAATTTATATTATGTGTACAATCATAGTAATTAATAATATATATTGTTTTGGAAATGAGAGTGTTTTATGAAATTTAACTATGGCGATACATTGCGTATCCGAAATGAGTTATATACGATCCTAGGCAAAATTCGTTACATTGATACTCATTGGAGAATTTGGTATAAGTATAAGCTGGTTAAACATAAGAATAATGCTGAGTTTTGGATCAGTTGGAATGAAAAACATGATGTATATCAGTTTACAAAGTTATGTGGCAAAGTAATACCATCTGATATGAACGTAGTTCATCGAAGTTATCAGATGGCAATAGGTACAAGAGGGGATATAGATACAGATATAGATATTGGTGCTTTCTCTCGTTATGAAGAGTATGAAGATGATAATGGCACTCATATACTTACTATTGAAAAACGGGTTCATACGACAGAGTATTCCAAAGGCGTTTATGTTGATAAGGAATATGTGTCTCTTGAAAGCAATGCAGAGATAACTAAGCCTATTCTAGATAAAATGGATACTGTTAAGAAGGTGAGATTCATAGGGCCCATAATTTGGTTTTTGGCAAATTTCTTTAAGAATAAATAAAAGGTAGCAACAATATATGTTGCTACCTTTTGGTTTGCTCTAGAATTTAGTTGTTAGCTGTTTGCTTCAGCTGGTTGTAATTGTTCAAGTTCTGCTTCTTTAGCATCTAATTCTTTTGCGCCAAAGTGTGCAAGTACACAGAATGTAATGCAAAGAACACATGCTACTAATAAGAGGTAGAAACCTGCATTCCAACCAAATTTATCTGCTAAAACACCGAATAGCGTTGTACCAAGGTTGGCACCTACGATGTAACTCATGAAGCCACGAAGACCAACGGCAGAGCCTACAGCGAATGGAGGTACAATATCCATAGTTTGTACAGATGCTAAGAATTGAGGAATGTAGATTAAGCAACCTACGACAGCAGCAAAGAATGTAACCCACAAGAGGGATTCACTTTGCCAATAGCCAAAGATACAGAAGAAGATAATACTTACTGCAATGATTGCTGGAGGCATACGATAACCTTTAAAGAATTTATCGGAAATATAACCTGCAAAAATTGTAGAAGGAATAGCTGCCCATTCAAAGAATAAGAATGCGATAGACATTTCTGCTTTAGAGAAGCCTTTCACTTGTAATAAGTAAATAGGCAACCATGTAAGCATACCGAAACGAATCATGTAAACGAATGTATCAACTAGAGACACATACCAAGCATTTTTATTTTTTAATACATATTGTACAAAAATTTGTCTTGTGCTTAGGTGTGGTGCTTCTGCACTTCTATGTGCTTTATGAGCTGTATCGGCAATGATTTCACTAGTTGGTGGTAAGCCTTCTCGTTCTGGACTTTCTTTAATCAAGAAGCAAATAAGAATAGCTACTACAATTGCAATAATTGCAGGAATGCCATAGCTGCCTAATTGCCAGTGATCAGTAGTGGTGAAGTATAACGCAGCAGCTACGATTGGTGCTACGATACCGCCACCAAGATTATGGGAGATATTCCAAATTGCCCCAAAGCGACCACGTTCTTGTTTTGGATACCATTTAGCAAGTGTGATGAAGGATGGGCCTACACCAAAGCCTTGGAAGAAACCATTAAGAACTACTAATACTAAGAAGAAAGCGAGGCTGTCGGCAAAGCTCATAAAGATATTGATAATTGCACAGCAAATAAGACCGAAAGCCATAAATTTTGCAGGACTTGCTTTGTCAGCAAGACTACTCATGAAGCCTTTACTTAGACCGTAGGCGATAAGCATACCACTAGATAGCAAACCGATTTCCGTTTTGCTCATGTGTAAGATATCTGATAAAAAATGAGTTGATAAGGCAAAGTTGTTACGAACGATATAGTACGCAGCGTAACCAATAAATACACCGGCTAGAGATTGAAATCTATATTTGTAATATAAATTCATAATCATATTCTGTGGAACCGATGGTTTTGCCTCTTTTGGTTGTAGAAATGAAAACATAGTTATTACCTTTCTTTCATAATAACCAAATTCTAGTGCACTGTTAATAATACCATTTATAGACGATTTATGTAAATGATTAATGGTACTAAATTAAGCGTTGATGTCATAAAATTTATTAATATTACAATTTATATAAATCTTTTGCAAGTATTTATTGGCAAATAAAAAGATAAAATTTTTATAAAATATTGACAAAGTTATTTTATAATTGTATATTAAAGGTGACATACTGGCGTGTCGTTAAAGGGATTTAGAGAGAGTTAGCCAGACTGATATACGATATAGTTCGAGAGTAACTATATACATAAAAAGGCATGCCGCTGAGAGACGAGAGAAGGGTGGTATGCCTTTTTTGTATGCCTAATTTGCGTAATGAAATCTATAGTATTATGTATCCATAAATCATTTTTATTCTCTAATTTTTTAAATATAAAATTTTATTAAAATGCAGCTGTTTGTGAATTTAAGGAATAGACTAAAACCTCCTTATGTAATACAATGTATTACATAAGGAGGTGCTTTATATGGCAAATATTTCAGTCCGTTTAAATGAACAAGAAGAAGAGTTATTTAAAACATATGCCGAGTTTATGGATGAAACACTTTCTACTCTCTTTAAGAAGGCTTTACTAGAAAAGATTGAAGATGAATTTGATCTTAAGGTAGGTCAAAAAGCATTAGCAGAATATAAGCAAGATCCTGTTACTTATTCTGTGGCGGAAATGCGTGCAAAATATGGCTTATAAACTTGAGTTCTCTAAACGATTTGACAAGCAATTTTCTAAACTCGATAAATCAACACAACGTTATCTCTTTAATTTGCTTATCAAGAACGTAGATAATGTAGAAAATCCTAGATATTCAGGAAAATCACTAATAGGTAGTAAGACAGGGCTGTGGCGTTATCGCATTGGTAATTATAGAGTCATTGCTGATATTAATGATGATAGATGTATTATTTTAGCGTTAGAAGTGGGTCATCGAAAAGAAATTTATAAATAGGGGATACATTATGAAATACTTACGTCGTGAACTTAATCAAGTAGAAAAAGAATACTTAAAACAATTTGGACAAGACTCGTTGAACCGTG